AGAAACAGCGCTTCTTTCTCGGCATTCCCTAATGCATTTAATAACCTTAACAACTTAGTTACGGTTAATTTAAGAGGAGGAAATCCCATAAAATGGATTCAAAAGTTAAAAGGTCAGTTCACTGATTGTAAAGAAATCCACAGGTTATCAGTGGGTTGGCGAGAACAAATAGCAAAAATAAGAGCAAGGAATGATTTCGAAGAGGATGTTTCAGATGAAGTTATTTACATTGCATATGCACGGATTTTAGAACAAGAAGCAATGCAGTTAATGACAGGAGGTGAAACGGGTGTTGCAATTAATGCTGATGTAGCCAGATATTTCACAGAATTTAATCCTAAAATAAATTAATAAAAAAAATAAATTAATAAAAAAAATAAATTATAATAATAAACAATGTCAAAGATGTACAGTTACCAAGGATTTTGCAGAGAAGGAGAAGAAGGAGAAGGACGTAGTGGAAAAACATGTTACGCTCCGAAATATCTTCATAGTTGTCAACAACCATCATATCTTTTACGGGCGCCGATCTCAGACTCGTATTACCGTCGACGCAGTCATATGATTGATCGTGAACCTTGGACCGTGGACCAGTTGAAGAGCGGTGATGAACAGTGTAATTCAAGTAAAGAATGCGGATTTTACTTGTGCGTCGACGCCGGTGACGACGGGGGTTGGTATAGTTTTGAAAGAAGAGAAAGAGGAGAAGAACTAAAGAACAAGAGTTCCGAATATATCAAGGTCGTCGAAAACAAAGCCCTCCCCTATGAATGGAGGAGTAGTGGTAGTACTTTGGAGGAAGTGCCATGGTCTGACGAAGAACTAGAGGCGGAAGCACAAAGGTTAAAGCAGAATGACATAGACCTTGCACTCACTATTGGAAGATCTCCAACGAACTATGTTTTTCCTGACTATTTTTAAAATCATATTTCTAGTTGTTTTATGTTTTGATTTTTAAAGTGCGTCGCCACTCTTTGACACAATGCTTCTAGCGAGAATCGAACTCGCGACTTTTGCACAATCTAAGGTTTAGATCGTTCAAACGAATTAAATACAGGCTAAAGCCCGGTGTAAACCAGCGGGTAAATACCCTAATATTTTATCGCAACGATTATATTCTCCTATATAGGTGAAACGCTTTACCACTAAGCTATAGAAGCTGAAATAGTTTTTTAAAGTGAACCACCACTAGTCTCTTTTTACACAGACATAGACCAACTGTTTGCTCCCGGCGGGGGTCGAACCCGCGACCTTTGCGTTTCATCTGTGCACAATGTGGAATTTATACCAGGATTATCCTGAATACGCAAAGGAGCACCAGCTGAAAGTGGTGGAGTGCCTTGGCGACAAGGACGAGACCCTGCAGCGTTCCTGGAGAAGACGCATATTTGTACAATATAAGCACAACGCTCTAACCGACTGAGCTACGGGATCTGTTAGTTTTTAATGTGAACCCCCTGACCACACTGTTTTCAATCAGATATTGTATCCGGGCTTCCTGACTTCATCTTGTAAAACACCTTGTAAAATCAATTTTATTTTCAAGTTTGTTTTGCTATAAGATGTTCATTTTAGTTACTTGTCTAATTATTTTTACAACTTTTTGTTGTTCTTTTTCAGCTAGCCAGTCGGAAAGGATCTTGTACATTTTCTCGTTCTTTTCTCCGATCTCCTGTTTGTTCAACATTGTCTGTCTCTCTGACCATTCTTTTAGTCTAGTTTCTAATACCACCACAGTACCCCTTTTGTCTTTTTTGTCAAACTTTCTGCTCTCGCACAATGCCACGAGTGCACCCTTCTTTCCTTTCTTTGGCAAAGAATTCCACTCTTCCTCGGAAATAGGCAACTGGTGAGGTTCAAGATGGTAGGCATCCCCAAATTTGCTATATTTTTCTAAACATCTCAGCTCTCTAAACATCAGGTCATCTGATTCATAATATGAAATTTCATCAAGTGCAATAGAGAACAAATTGTAGGGCTTGCAATCGCTAGAATCGTTTCCAGTTACGAGCAAAAGCACACCTAGAAGGGTGGCCTCGAGTTCCAAAAACCCGTCGTCGTTCGAAGCACCATTCTCGTAACCCTCTAGTCTGTCTTCTAAGTAATTTTGAAGGTTGTCGAGGTGGTCGTGCTCGTTTATCAACTCGACTATATAGGAGATCTTTTCGTTTGAAAGAACGTTAATACATTTGATAATAAGTTCCTTCTCTTCCGCAATCTTTGGATCGTTTTCCTCTAAAGTAATATTCTTATTAGTATCCTTAATAGACATACTGTAACTTTGATAAAAGTTAAAAAAAAGTCAATTTTATTAAACGCAAAAAACCCCCTACCTAATGAAGTTTTTACACCTCAAAAAGCAGGGGGTTTTTTGCGTTTAATAAAATATACTCGGTACGGGGTTCGAACCCGTGACCACTCGATTAAAAGTCGAGCGCTCTACCAGACTGAGCTAACCGAGCAAAGATTTTCTAGTCTCTCCTAGACGTCACCAAACTTCGCAAGCGCAGGCTGGTTCCTATACAGGGCCTGGATTTCCGATCAGCCACCGTGAGTGTTGACTGTCATTTCGTCTTGACTGACGGCTGCAACGTGATTCAGCTTCTAAGTGGTAAAAATTCCAATTTTTGTGGTTGTTGAACATCACATATTCCAGAAGGCGCAATAGCGTTCATTAAGACCATCCGTATACTCCCTATATTCTGGGATTCAGGGTCACCTTCCTTTGGCTACCGGTTGATGTAGCGTAACATGGCTATATTGCTGAGTAAGACCTACATCCAGTCTAGTCTCGGTGATGCAGACAAAGCACTTTCGTACTTTCTGAAAAATCTCACTTGCTTCTCACGGTAAGCAGTGTAACAACCCCGTTTAATTTCGTGCTTATTGCATATTTCTTCAGTTGACAAACATACAACACCTGGCAAGCACTTGGTCTCTGTAAGGACACGCCGGCCTCGGACCCATCTGTTCATGTATCCAGTTTTACACCCTCACTCGAGGTCTGTTGACAACTTTCTCTAAGAAAAGTCAAATCAAATTCAATTTTATTTACAATTGAAAGGTCAACTAAAGTTAATAAATTCCATTTACAATCACCTTGTCTTTTCATTCATATAATTTAATGCTAATATTATAGGTATTGAAATAATACCTATAATATCTTTTTCTCTGTTCTTTAATCTATAATTAAAGGACTTATCTAATAACATTTTAATAATATCTTCTTTAACACCAATAACACATATACCTATTTTTCTATTATGATCGTCAACACCATAGTCATAATTAAATATATCACCCATATCACTATCTAGTGATATTGTATTAGTTACATTCAATACAAACAAAGAAGGATTACTAAGATCTGATTTAATATGTTCATTAATTAAATCGGGTTTAACGATTATACCAATTTCTTCCCCTAGTTCTCTATTAACAGCGTATTTAGTAGTTTCAGTTGTTTTTGCTTTACCTGTAACACCTATCTGTATATCAGTTGGTATCCATTTACTATCCTGTTTTTTACCATATATAGGACATAATACGTACTTACTTTCAATATCCTGTCTTAATGATAATTTATTTAATAGTTCTTTTGCTTTCGAATAATATTTAGAAAACGCTACTTGATAACTCATACCGCAAATTACATTCTTATCATCAAAAAATCTATGATGATAATTAGTTATAGTAATTTTACTATTGTTACTCATGAGTTATATTTTCTTTATTAAAATATAGGCAAAATCATTTTTTATAAAAAATGATTTTTTATATTTATATGAAAGATTACAGTACCTAACCTATAATGCTAGAAAATCTAACTCATTCGACCAACAATATAACTATTATGAGTAACATAATCGACACTGTCAATACAAACGAAAATATAATTTCGGCAATAGTGTGTTTAATCATCATTTTGTGTTTTTTTGCTTGTTATATATATGGACAGTGTGATGACGATGTAGAGATTTGGGAAATGGATGAAAAAGGTAGATGGATAAGGAGGAGATAGAAGGGTTGTGGAAAATGTGATAACTCATATATGTTTTAGACTACTTAATACTTATAATAAAATTATTATAAGTATTAATTCGATTGCTCGTCGCTTGTATCCATATCAGCCCATCTTTTGGGTTCGAGAGGTGTTTTTCGTATTTTATTTTTGGTGATTTGTTTTATTGTATTACATCTTTTTGTTATGGGGTTTCTTACTTTTCCTTTTTCTTTACATGGTTTTTCCATAATATCTTTTTTTTGTTCTTTGTTTATACATCTTTGTGTTAGTGGGTTTCTAACCTTTCCTTTTTTACATGGTTTTTTTAACATTTTTTTACGTTTATTTAAAAATCCAGGAGCAATCAATTTTTGTTTTAAAAGTTGATCATTCAATGCATCCCTTTCAGCCAATAATTCTTGAACATAATCTGACAAAATGATATTTTCTTTTTTTAATTCTGATATATTGTCTTCATTTATAAATGCTTCACTTATATTTTTTGATTTCACTTTTCCTTTATTGTCGAACATGGATGAGTTACATATATATGTAAATTTAGGGTTGGGTATATATCCTACCGGATATATATTTTCTATACCTGCCAATATTGCGCAATTTTTTAATATTTCAAACGTGCTATAAAAACCTTTATATTCTATTGTCTTTAAGGGACGGCCTTCATTGGTTCTTAAAAAATTACCTTTGTTCCATGTTTCCTTTAACAATTCGTACGACACAGTACGTGTAGGATCACAACACATATTTAGTATAATTTCAGATTGTTCATAAGTTCCGCATTTTGCGTATATACTACGCAACATTTTTATAGCATCTTTGTTTTCTATATATTCGTTTGTTTGAGAATTTTCTTTTGTATAATCTTCATTTAAAAGTATATTTACACCAACTTTTTCCGCATAAGCACGATCAAAGTCGAATATTTTTACTATATAATCAGATTCAAATGTAAATAAATTACCTCCGTATTTATAATTTACTCTTTTTTCATCTACGCTAGTATCTTTACTTTGTACATAAAGATTATATAAATGTAAATCTTGGTGAACCATTTTTGAAGATGACATCGCGTAACATGCAGCTAAGGCTTGAAATATAACTAGAAACGTTTGTTGTTTGGGTTTATTAGTAGATCTTCCCATAAATAACCCATTTCTTCTTACAAACTCATTTAAACTAGGTGAATCCATTGTTTCGTTCACAATCATATTAAATTTAAACTTTTTTATAGAATTATTTTCTAATATTTCATTTTCATCCCCCCACGCGTCATTATCATCCACTGTAACAGGATATGTTTTTATATCATCGTCTTCGATAATTATATTATTTATATTTCTATATAAATTAAGTTTAGGTTGAAAATTAGGATCTGCGGGATCTTGATCTTTATATCTGTCAGTAACCTGTAACATACTTACAAGATCGTTGAAAGAACAGTTTGATCCTATGGTAAAACATTTTACGAAATTAGGACATATATTTAATCGTATTAAATCCTGGATAATAAATTTATATATAATAGCCTCATAATCTAAACCACTAATCATGTTTTCTAAACTGGACAAAGATTGTCTTAACATAAGTGGAGTGCTTAACATATCGTATTGATTGTGATTTTTAAAATCTTCATTATATTTTAAATTCTCAATAGTCTGTCTAGATATCCATAATTTCAGAAAAGCAGATTTTACAACACTTGAATTATACGTTGTTCCATCTTTAAATGTTACAATCCATGTGTCAGTTGGGGATGCAGAATCTTTTTTTAAGCCTTTTATATCTTTTATACACCATTTCATTTCACATGCATCGTTGTATTCATGTAAATCACAACGATTGGAAGAATTACTGTTACCCATATTTTTATTATATTTAATATAATAAAAATAATATTATTTTTGTCACGTTTTAATATTTTTACACTTTTTTTTATGTTTTTTGTAGTGTGATATCTGACATTTTTTACAACAATACCACACATCACAATTAACGCATTTACTGAAAGCTAAATTATCACATTTATCATAACTGCATACCGGAAATTTAGGAAAAGTATCTTCGTTTTGTATAAAATCTATCAACGTTTTAATACTTGAAACCCCTCCTTTTTCAAAAAAATCCATAGTTTTATTACCAATTTCCATTATTTGTTCGTATGTAAAACCACGTGCAGTGAGATGTTTAGAATGTTGTTTCAACAAATACGTTTCATAGATAGGAAAGTCATCCTCATCCTTTTCTCCTTTCTTATATAAATCAATAGTATTGTTTATTATTGTTTTGTAAGACAACGGTTTTTTCCATATCTTAGTTTCATTATTATATATATACCCTGTTATATATTCTTTTATTATGTTATAATTAAGCCATCTTTCTTTTTCTTCCAACAATAGTGGCTGTAGCTTAGGTTTTTTTGTTAATATTAATTCATTGGTTTTCGTATCACCAAATACACCAACAGTATTGTTCCATTTCAACGTTTTTTTATTATTTTCATTTTCTACAGTTTTTACATTCTTATTGTATTCAATCAATAGTTGTTTTTTTTGTTTAGGGTTAAACTTTATTCTATCAGTTTCATTAGCGTATAAATAATTAGCTGCATGTACATTTTCGTCATAGTAATTATTAAGCCAAGATATTGTACAATTAGTATCTTCATCTTGTTTGAGCAAGGCGCTTTTTGATATTACAATCTTCTTAGAAGCTCCTTTATATATACTAAATGTCATACTATTATTTTTTAATAAAAAATATATTAAAAAATCATTTTTAATATATTCTGGTTACCAATAATCTTAACTATTCAAATATACAATCTACAAATATTGTATGATTGGTTATAATGTTATCAAATGTATTACTATCGAAAGTACACCTTTCAAATCGCGTTCCTGAAATATCGAAATCTTGAAAATCACAACCTTTGAAGTCATAGTCTATAAATCCGTTACACGAATGTGGACCTATACACATCCAATCATCTGGTGTAGCTGGATTTAGTTTTATTTCTGATGTAATATTTTCGGTCGCATCCGCAAACCAACATTGCTTACCGTCTTTAGAAAAAATATACCAGATATTTTTATAAATACAACCGTCCCATTCAACACCCATGAATTTAAAGTCAGTAATGTCTTTTATATGTTCTTGGTTGACAAGTAGTTTTTCTAAATTAATTCTAATAATTTTTTCTTTGAATTGTACATTACACATATTATATAGTTTACATAACAAAAATATCGTATATTTTAATTTTATTTTCGACATTTTTGTTATGTATAACCTAAAACACTGGATAGGAAGGTTGCATAGCAATTCCACAAATACCCGCGTCCTTATCACTATCAGATCTTTGTATCTTTACATACCCATTATCACCCCATGTGGTTCCCCAACTATTCTTTACCAACCAATACATTTGATCGTTCTCAACACCATAACCAACGATCAACACCGCGTGATCTAAAGACGTTCCACATTTATCCGAAGATATGATACCACCTTTGTAATGTTGAAAAATTTCAGTATCAGCTTCAATAGCTACAGAAACAGGTCCATTACTAACAGCCAACTTGAGATCGTTTTGGTTGAGTGGAGTAACATCAACGCAATGATCAATTTTATTATCAGAACTGGAGGAGCACGTTTGGCATGATTGCTCGGACGCTGAGTAAGGAACCTGATCTTCTGTACAAATTCCATTGTCCATTACATATTCAAACGCTCTATCCGGTAGACCTCCATTGCAACCATGATTACCATAGTCACCTGAACAATCCAATAGTTGCTGTTCTGAAAAACTTATTAACTCGTTTTTCTTTATAGCCCATGCACCCTCAAGAGCTCCGGTTGCTGAAAAACTCCAACAACTACCACAAGATTTTTGATCTTTTACCGGGGTTACGACATTGTTTTCCCTCCAATCTACCTGTTCTTTCGGATCATCCGTTATATTGTTCTGGTCAAACTTTACACATGAGGTAGATTTTGAAAGTGAACATCCTTTGTGATTGTTAAATTCAGTAGAAGACATGTCCATAAACTGTGTTTCTCCTAACTGGTAACCGTTTAAATCTTCATCATGGTTGTTTATAAAGTTAAGATTTGTATTGTAATTGTCAAATGCTGTGATAACAGACTTAATATCTAGGTAACTCTTATTATATTTAATAGCAAAGTCTGTGAAATTGCTAAATCTATTAATCATGTTTCCATGACCGTAATTAGAAGTATAAGTAAAAAGATTAGAAAGTAATGTAAATGTACTCGTAGAGATGATCATAGTTTTGTTTTTTAAAACAATTAGTTTTAAAAAAATCAATTTTATATACATGAGATAATAATATCACAAAAGACTTTCATTGTGTCACCTGATGTTTTTAATTTTGTTAGTACATGAGGAAATCCGTAGTTTAATTTATTTAGATAAGCACAGTTCGCCGGAAGGTTCCATTCTTTCATCAATAACATATCTTTATTTGTGACCTTATCAAGCCAATCTTCCGTAAAAGTAAAATTATTATTGAGTTGTGGTTGAAGTTGTAATGAGAAATATTCCCACATATATTCTTTTGATTCTTGACTAGTAGCGCTTGTTAATATATTCATTTTACTTACAGTCTCAAAGAAATGATCTTTATTGTCAGTCATAACACTTGATTGTAATGATAATATATTTTCTATCAGATCATCATCTAGTTTATTAACACAACCGAAATCTATAATAATCAATTCTGTTTTGTTTCTAATTAGAAAGTTACCGTAATGAATGTCTGAGTAAAACAAACCATGTTTGATAAAATTAGTATAGATAAATCTATAAATATTCATACCTATTTTGTCTCTTTGTTCTTGAGTAGAATTGTCGATAAAATCACAAATACTTTCTGCCTGTATAAATTCTGAAGTTAAGATTTCTTTATTACACAATGGCTCTATTAACTTAGGTATAAATATTTCCGGATCATCTTTCCATAACTCATACATGGTTATTTGATTGTTATATTCTATGGTATAGTCTAATTCTTCGTATAATTTAGATATTATTTCATCTTCAGTCTTTTTATCAAAGAAATTATACAAAAACTTAGTTATCATACGAACGACGTATAGATCTTCATCAAATTGCTTTTTTAAACCTACGTATTGTATTTTAATAACAATATCACTAACTCCGTTAATAGGACTCTTTAATTTAGATTTATATAATTGACCAACTGAACCTGCCTTAAAAACATTATAATCTACATCACTTATATAATCTAAAAAATCTAATACATTTTGTTGTATTAAACCTTTGAAATAAACGGTTGTTTCTTCTTGAGAGTAAGGTTTACAGTCTGCAAACACTGAATTTATAGTTGAATTGTTCAAAGATAACATCTGGCTTAATTTACCTAATAGTCCACCGTATTGTGCAAAAATATCAGCTAAACATTTTAATTTAGTTGTATTTTCGTGAAAATCGGTCTCTTTGCGTTCTGTCATGTATAGTTTTAAAAATTGCGCTGTTATAGTTGCTATTTTTGATATCATCTCTTATTTATATAATGTTTTTTTTTGTTATAAATATAAAATTTTATATTATTATAAAATTTTATATTATTATTCATATCTTTTGTTTATCTTATTTATTATACGTTTCACGTCACATACATCGGCCCTTTTATTTACTTTCGTAGTATGTATCGGATCATAACCGTGTATACCATAAGATACTTGGTATATTCTACCAGTTGAATCTCGTACTGTTCCGTCATATTCTATCTTGATGTCTTCCATTAATTTTACAATTCTTCGTTGCATATAACCTGATTTTGCGGTGCCCATTGCTGTATCTGTCATACCTTCCCTACCTGACATTGCATGAAAAAAAAATTCAGATGGATTCAAACCGTTTATAAATGAATTGTGTACAAATCCACGAGATTCGTATTTCATCTCTGGAGTTAAATTATCAAAAGGGTAATGAGGTAACGATCGTTGTCCATTGTTAAATTGATATTTAACTCGTTGTCCTTGTAAATTTTGTTGCCCGAGTAAACCTGTTATTTGTGTTATATTGAAAAAGTCGCCTTTACTACCAGAGTATAAACACGGAAGAAAATTATTAGATTTATTTAATGATTCTTTTGCTATTCTAAGTCCGACATCTTTTGCTTTATTCAATACAGAATTAGTCCTAGTTTCTTTAACACCTTCATGCGATGTTGTTGTTTGAATTCCCTCTGCTTCAATATAACATTTATTTATATATTGTGTTATATCATCTTGATTTTTCTGGTTCGTATGTAAACAATCACCAAATCCAACAGAAAACCCTCTTAACAACAACCATTTTGCTGTAGAAAACTGCATACAATCGATGAAATACATACATGCATCCTTTCCATATTCTTTATTTATAATATGAATCAACGAATTATGAGAAGAACCTAATATACTTTTATCTAAAACCCCTTCATATAAAATTCCATCGTATATTTTGACTGAAGGTTCAGTATTTGATTTATCATTAAAATGCTCATAATATAACTCATTCGGTAAAAACATAGAAATAATATCTTTTCCAATGTATAGAGTTTCATCTTTACCAAATTTTTGTTTGATTTGTTTTATCCTTTTTAACTTTTTATCTATTATTTCTGGTTCTATTTCTATAGAATTTAACACATACATAAATTCATGTTTTGTTATTGGGTTAACATCTATCGTCATTTTATACGCGCCTAACAATGAATCTTGTACAATTGTCATATTTGGTTTACTCGATTGCGCAGATATTATATGGTTCTTTGCTGTCGATAAAATATCAAGTTCGGTCGATGCTTCTATGTTTTGAGGTACATGTAAATTCATTTCATCACCATCAAAATCAGCATTATATGATTTACACGCACAAAGATTCATCCTTATAGTTTTACCAGACCTTATTTTTATTCTCATAGCCATCATTGATCCTTTATGCAATGTTGGTTGTCTATTTAATAAGACTACATCATTATCTTGTAAATAACGATTTACTTTCATTCCAACCTCTAATTTATAATCTCTGTTTTTACAGTGTACGTAACGAAGTAAATTCCCGTTTCTTTCTATTTTGTCATTTTTCTGTATAACAAAATTAATTATATTAGCTTGATCGCTTATTTTTAATCTTTTGTCACCTCTTATAACAACATCGTTTATTTTAAGCTTAGTTCCAATTCTATATCTTCTTATATTTATCAATGTTTTACCGTCCGGTTTTAATATAGTATCGACTTTTCCGTTATCAACAAACTTTTGTAGTTGATTTATATTTATACTGTTTACATATACAGGTATTGTCAACACATTCGCCATTTCAAAAGGAATAGCTATTTCACCTGATTTTAGAGTAGGATCAGGACCGATAACAGTTCTACCTGTATAGTTTATTCTTTTACCCATCATGTTATTACGAATCTGACCTTCTTTACCTGTTAAACGTTCTTTTATACCCTTTATTGGTCTACCATTTGTTGTATGTTTAGCTTTATTTTGGCTATTATTAAAAGTTGTCAACACTCTAAATTCAAGAGAAGAAACAAGTCTATCTAATTTAGTTTTTATATTATCACACGTATCTTCTTCTTTTAATTTTTGTATTTGATTATTTATTTTAATTATATCTAAATATTGTACTGTAATATCATCGTCCCATATGTTACCGTTAAGTCTAACATATGGTCTATTAACAGGAGGTAATACAGGTAAATATTTAATAATATATGACATAGGATGAGATAATTTAGGGTCAAAACCCATTTTACTTACGGTATCATCTGATATATTTTCGAATATTTTTAAAATATCCATAGCTTCTAATTTAATAGAACAATCATCATTTATCAGTGTTATGGTTGAATCGCTAACCGAATGTTTAATATCAGCTTTTTTACACATACAATCTTCATGGCAACAAAAATTATACTTTTTACTTTTTTCTATTATAACGTTAAACTTATCTTTTCCTTTTTGTATTATATTAGGTCCTAAAATCTGTAACTGTTCATCTGTTATTAATAATCTCGAACATTTGAGACATACACAAGACAATATATTATAAATATGTTTTGTATACAATGGATGTAATATATACTCAGATAAACATATATGCCCGAAATGTCCAGGACACCATATTCTTTCAGAACATGTTTCACAAACATGATTTTCATTACAAGGACCCATACGTGGATCATAAACCGAATTATAACCTTTTTTTTTTGTATGAGTAACTTCGCAAACAGAATCTTTTAAAATATCTTCGTGTGAAGATATACCAAATGTTATACTATCTATTTCTTGTAAAGTTTCTGTAGATTCTTGCATTATTGCTATTAATTAATAACGTTAAATATTAAATCATTTTTATTAAAAAATTGATAAATGATAGACTATTTTATAAAAAAATCGTACAGTCATGTCTAAAATAGTTTATAAATTCCCAACCGAAGATTTGGTTCAATGTATTTTAAAAAACAGACCTTCTAACTCAAATAAATCTCCTTATGTAGCTGACGTATTTTTAAAAGATGAACAAAGAACAGCTATTGCTCATGTCCCTTCTTTACATTTAGGAAATAAATGTGTGTCTGGAGCTGAATGTATTATGAAATTTGCACGAACAAATAATAAACAAAGAAACAGAGTAGGAAAGGATGCGGTAGGAAAATATGGTACTCCTAAATGCGAGGTCCATAGCTGTCTTGTCAAACACAAGAATGTTTGGATCGCTGCGCATCCAAAAATAGGTGAAGATATAGCTAGTAAATTACTCAGTGAGAACACAATATACCAACCACTTCATGATAGTAAAATAGTCAAGTGTCAGAGAGAAGTAAGCAATGTAGCAGGTACAGATATGCGTACAGATTTTTTATTAACACATGAAGACGAATCTTATTCAATTGTTGAAGTAAAAAGTGTTGTTGATGCTGATTTTGACAACGATGAATATAAAAAAAATGAAGTAGCTCTTTTCCCATGGGGTAAACGTAATCAAAAATATAACGGTGTTAAAGTTGTAAGTGCAAGAGCTATCAAACACATAAGTGAGTTGATAGAAATAGCAAAGGGTAATAAAAAAGATGAAAAATACCCTATATTACGTGCTTGTATTCTTTTCGTGGTAGTACGCGGTGATTGTGATTATTTCACACCCCGAAAAGAAATGTGTCCATTATTTGCAGACAAAATAAAAGAAGCTCAAAATTCTAATGTTCATGTACTTGCTCATCGAATAAAATGGGAAGAAATAAATAATGAAATGGTAGGAATAGATGATGATCCAATTCATGTAAAAATTTAAATTATTATATAATAAATCAGCAACAGTACTTACTGCTTGTAAAATAAATGACCTCCCGCTTAAAAATTATGATAAAGAATATATCTATAATTTTCAAAATATATTATATTTTGAAAATTATAGATATATAAAAACATTATATGCATATATTCACGTATTAAGGTTGGTGTTACTAGACATTGCAGAAAAACTATTGGGTGAGGATGATGCAAACCCGTTGATCATGGTCAATACATTTATATCATTTCAACAGCCGTTCAATCAACTCATTCCGTTTCGCGGCCCAAAACGCACTCCCCTCTTTTCCACCGCCGTACGTTAGTTGTCCTGGATGGAGACGGTAATTCAACACTATGTCGGGAATATTGTGGATGGTTCCGTGTTCAGCCAATACTCGCAGTATCAGTTCGAAATCTTCGCACATTGAGTGAATGTCTGCGTTGTAATTACCAACTGCCACAATTGCCGATTTGCAGAAACAGAATGTCGGGTGATTCATTAACCAATGGTTCGTGTGATTCCGTGCGACGAATGCTTCTCGCGTGAGCGTATGGTGCGATGTCGTTCCAGCACCCACCAACTTACCACCCTCCTCGCGGAACATCTGGATCTGACCTCCTGAAAGCACACATTCGGGGGTGCGTTTCATGAACGCCAGTTGTTTCTCGATTCGGTTATCTACCATTATATCGTCCGAATCCATTCGCAACACAATCTCGTGGGTACATCGCAGTAGACCGTGATGTAACGAATATCCCAATCCCTTATTCCCATCGTTTGTCACGCGAACAACCGATGTATGCCTCGTTGTTTCGGCGAAGTTATCCAAGAATCTGTTGAGGATCTGGGTGTGGAGCGGATCCGACCCGTCGTTCACCCACACCAACTCCATGTTGAACCTCCCCGACTGATGCTTGATCGAATCCAAGCACTGCTTCAGATACGATGCCTTGGTGTTCAAACTGGATACTAATATGGACACCGAATCGGTGGGGGGGAGGAACTGGGTCGGTAACGCCATCCCGTTCATCGTATCGTAGGACTGTTTCGTCGACCCCCACTCCTGGTACGCGTAGATACGACCGTGACCGGAATATTCCGCTCCCGTACAATGAATTGGAAGGAAAGTGTATGATGGGAAAATGGTCATATCTGTAAACTTACCGGTACGCAACATACGGGTGAGAAGCACGGGACCAGTATTTTGCCACGCACGCTGTTTCGTCTGTGCGAAACTTACTGGGTTCGCCTCTATCCAATCGATTACTGATTTCACCAAGGGATGTTTGGGTGGAAAACCCATCGTACCCACCGCAACCAATCCCGGTCTCGCTTGTTCGTTTTCCCACCCCGCGAAAGATTTACATCGCATCAGCACGTCATCTATTGGTTCCACACAGATAGAATCGGCGTCGAGAAATACCCCGCCGTACTCATACAAGAGTTCCCATCGGATTATGTCTGCTTTTCCACAAATCTCCTCGATTTCATTGATCCGGTTTCCACATCGGAACCGTATTTTTCTTTCCGCTAATTCTCTCTCCGTCCATCGAATGTATTTAAACGACGGGTTCATCTCTTTCCAAGTATCCATGAGACTCGTAGGGGCGGGGTTGTCGCCTATCCATAACTGGTGAATGATTTTGGGAATACTCATTTTTATTATATATATATCAATATATGTTTATACTATAATTTTGATTTTAATGTATCGAAATCAAAATCACAAAAGAAAAAGGATTAACATATATTGCATTTGTATATATGTAAAACGACCTTCAACAAGAAAACCTAAAAATAATTAATTTGAACCGGCGTTTTAAATGTGTAATAAATGGTAATTATTAAAACAATTACGCGTTATATGGTTTAAACATTTGATTATACGCAATAGTATCGGGTATTTCATGAGCAAAACCTAGTTTGTAGAATTTAGCTGAAGGTTCACGAATAAAAACACCGTCAGGTAATTCAACTTCCATAGGAGAGTCATAATATATAAAATTTTCTTTTACTCTTTTTCCCTGTAATAGAGAAGGTCTTCTGTAAATCGATTGGTATTTCCCATATTGAGGCATAGTTTTATTTTATATAAATATAAAATAATTAATTTTATAATATATCTTCGTTTAGTAGCAAATAAAATCTACCATTGTCCCACTTCAATAATTTAGATTCATCTACTCTTAAATTATAACGTTTAGAAAATTTGTAAAATGCATATTTAAACTGAAGTGTTGTATTCAATACATCATTTTCATCTATTCGCGAAATAATAGATGGGTTTAATAATATTTTATTAATAGATAGTTTATGATAATCCTCACAATTTGTTATACTACATAAACATATATGACTAAGTCCTTTGTGATCAGCTCCAAAAAAAAGTTGTCTACACCCTAACAATATTTCATCTGAACGCTTTTCTTGTTCTAATATAAGTGATCTTTTATTTAATTGTATAGCCATATCGTATAATGGATAAAAGTTATATAATGGCATTTTAGCGTGATTTATATGTTTTGCCCATTTTGTAATTGTTTTCTCTGCATCATTGTGATTTAAGTTTATAATTACAGGTTTTGTATTCGATATTAAAGAAAATATTGGTATAAATAAATTTAATAATATAATAGCTTTCATTTTCATAGTTTTATATAAATATATTTTATAAAAATCAAGTTTATATTTTATAAAATATTTCTTTTAAATAAATGGGAACTTTAGACTTTTATGATGTTGGAACACAGACACGCTTTAAAGCTAAACCAGCAAGTATAGAACTTGTACAGGATATTAGAGTTATAAATAAACGCAACAAAAACATAGGAGGTGTTCCTTCTCGCGCGTTAAGAACAAAGAGAAATGGTTACTATGTATATAAGATTATAAGTAAGACAGAGTATAATAAAAATCTCAAAATATTCAAAAACGTTTTTTAAAAAATGATAATATAAAAAATGAGTTGGTACTGTTTTTTATATTAAAATAATGAAATATGAAAGGAAAGACTTCAAGTAAAATATTCGCTTATAGTTGGTATGTAGATGATTCAGAAAAGAATGTAACATGTATTCGTGTATATGGTGTAGATGAAGATGGTAATACTGTTTGTTTACGAATCGATAATTTCACTCCTTACATATATATCGAACTTCCACGAGATATAAAATGGGATATAAATAATACACAGCTTGTATCTAACAAAATAGACGAGCTAATGGGTAGTATAAAACCGCTGAAAAAAGTACTGACGTATAAGAAAAGATTATACGGTGCTCACTTGAATGAAAAAGGTGAAACTAAATTGTTTCCTTATTTAATGTGTTCGTTTTCGAATCCAGATGAAATAAAATCACTAAGCTACCGTTTAAGAAAATCAGTTAATATAACTGGTTACGGATACATTGTTTTAAAGATACACGAGATCGATGCTAACCCAATTTTACAGATGACATGTAATAGAGATATACCTACTGCTGGATGGATACAATTTAAAGGTAATCTTATAGATAAAGATGAACAGATTACCTTGTGTCATAGTGAATATAAAGTAAAATGGAAATATCTAGAAAAGAGTGATTGTAATGTTATACCTCGACCTAAAATAATGGGTTTTGATATTGAGGTTAATTCTCATCGTCCTTCGATGTTTCCTGATGCCAAAGAACCTGAAGATAAAGTGTTTCAAATATCTTGTGTTATATGTAGAGAAGGTGACGATCCCAGTGTATATGAAAAGTATTTACTGACGCTAGGAAATCCTGATCAAAATGTAACAGGTAATGATATTAATATAAGTACTTTTAAAACAGAGTATAATTTACTAGAAGGTTTTTCTAAATTTATAAGAGAACATTCTGTGAATGTAATTGTTGGTTATAATATACTTGGTTTTGATATACCTTATCTTATTGATAGAAGCAAGCACAATTTTTGTATTAATGAGTTTAGTCTACAAGGGTTCCATAAGTTTAAATACGCAAAAGAGAAAACAATAAAGTGGTCTTCTTCTGCTTATAAAAACCAAGAATTTCAATATTTAGATGCTGAAGGAAGATTGTATGTTGACTTGTTACCGTTAGTAAAGAGAGACTTTAAAATGAATAATTATAAATTAAAAACAGTAAGTGACTATTTCTTAGGAGAAACTAAAGACCCTTTGAGTCCTGAAGGAATCTTTAAGTGTTACAAACTAGGTATGGAGAAAGATGAAAATGATATGTATACATATAATGCAAAAAAAGCAATGGCTATATGTGGAAAGTACTGTGTACAGGATAGCGCTCTTGTTGTAAAACTAATGGATAAACTAAAAATATGGGTTGGTTTAACTGAGATGGCAAAAACATGCAATGTACCTATATTTTCATTGTATACTCAGGGGCAACAAATAAAAGTTTTTTCACAAGTATATAAGTATTGTTTAGACAATCATATTGTAGTTGAGAAAGATGGTTATACGGTTAATGAAAACGAAAGGTATGTAGGAGCGCATGTTTTCCCTCCTGTACCTGGTAAATACCATAAGGTTGTACCTTTTGATTTTGCTAGTTTATATCCAACCACTATTATAGCCTATAATATAGATTATAATACTTTCGTTACAGATCCAAATATTCCAGATCATAAATGCCATATAATGGAATGGAACGACTGTATAGGTTGTTGTCATGATCCAAAAGTAATTAGAAAATCTGAATTGTCAGATTATATAGAGTCCCAACAAGATAAAATATCTAAACTGAGACAAAAAAGAAATTCCACTAAAGTAATAAGTGAGAAGACACGATTGAAAATTCAGATTGATGATTTACTTAAACAGTTAAAACCTTATACAGATGAAAGAGCTGAAATAAACAAAACAAAACCAAAGTTTCCAATGTGTGCGAAGCGTTCTTACAGATTTCTAAAAGAACCTCCTGGTGTTTTACCAACTGTTATACAAAATTTACTAGACGCTCGTAAACATACTAGAAAAGTCGATATGAAACAATGCAAAGAAATGATAAAGAAACTAGAAGAATCATTGAACGATCTTTCTAAAAATGATCAAGAAATAAGTGAAATCAATAAACAAATAAGAGAACAAAAAAGTCTGTTAGATATTTTAGATAAACGACAGCTAGCTTATAAAGTATCATGTAATAGTATGTATGGAGCAATGGGGGTTAAACGTGGTTATCTGCCATTCATGCCAGGTGCGATGTGTACTACTTATATGGGACGCGTTAACATTGAAAAGGTTGCAAAAATAATACCCGAAAAATACAAAGGACAGCTTATATACGGTGACACCGATTCAAATTATATTCACTTTCCACATTTAAAAACGGCACAAGAAACATGGGATTATGCATTGTATGTAGCAGATGAATTAACAAAAATATTCCCGAAACCTATTAAGTTGGAGTTTGAAGAAGAAATATATGATTTTTTCTTTATATTAACGAAAAAGCGTTATATGTATAGAAAGTGTTTAAGAGATGGTAAAGTAGATAATAAAATTGGTAAAAAAGGGGTGCTACTTGCCAGGAGAGACAATAGTAAATTTGTAAGAGAAATATATGAAAACGTTATATCAAAAATAGCAGATAATGAAGATAAAGAAAATATCTTATATTATATAGTAGATCAATTAAATAATTTATGTAGTTCGAACCGTAATATAAACGATTTTGTAGTTACAAAAGCTGTAGGTGATATTGGAGATTTTACCCCGAAAAAATTTATAGATGAAAAGGGTGTTACAAAATGTAAGATAGGAGATTATACTGTACCAATGTTACCTTCTAGAAACAATATAGAAGAGTACAATAAAGAACTGAAAAAGAAAAACGCAAATACTTCAAAAGAGTTTTATATGTCGTGTTTACCAGCACAGGTTCAATTAGCTGAGAGAATGAGAACAAGAGGTGAAAGGGTAGATAAAGGATCTAGACTTGAATATATAGTCACTGATCCTGATAACCACACAGCCAAACAATACGAAAAAGTAGAAAGCGCTGATTATGTAAAAAAGTTTCCAGATATTATAAAAGTAGATTATCTATACTATATAAAAGCGTTGTCAAATCCAATAGATCAGGTATTATCTGTGGCGTTTAATGATATACAAAATTTTGTTTTAAATCAGTATAATTTTAGGTATAAATTAAGATACAAGATGTTATGTGATATAAAAAATATATCTAAACCAAACATCGTAATAAATTAAACAAATACAATGTTTTTATTTAATTATTTTATAAGAAGACTTAGATTTTATATAAAAATTAAATAATTTTTATATAAAATAAATGATAACTGAACATTCTATTAATGTTAATGATTATTTAACTATAATTTTATCGAAAACTTCCCACGGTATTCGTCCAATGCGTTATGATGGAAGAGATTTTATAAAAGTCGTATATAATCACATGGGTAAGGAGATTAAACAAGCTTTTTACAGATCTACCGGTATACATGATGTGAATTCAGGTACTCGAGGAATGTGGTTTCCAACTGATGGTATAACTTTATCATTAAACGCCAGTAAAATTTCAATGATACCTCTTGGTTATTTTGAATCAGATTTTTCAGAAGAAGGTATTGAATTTAAACCTTCTAATTATGAGGAACTAACAGTTATTGAACAAGCTAGAATAGATGGTCAAATTAATAATAACATACGACGTAAACAAAAATATATAGACGATATAAAAGAAGGAAGATTAAAATTAACAGAAAAACAATTAACAAGTAAAAAAAATATATTTAAAATTTCAAAAATCGGAGATTACATAACTCCGTATAATATATATAAAATATTTAGTGATAATAAGAATAATATAGAGAAAGATATTTTAATGAGATTTGGAACTGAAGAATTAATGCAGATATCTTATATGTTAAGTTGTTCAAATCAAACAGTACTTTGCAAAAAGTTATTTGACTATATACCCGATAATATAAAAAATACATATACAAATGAAATACCTCAAGGGATTGTTCATGATATGTCAACAATTAATGATTTTATAGGTGACTATGTTTCATTTAATCATGTCAATATAAATGTATTTAGTAAATTAAAAAGCGAATACGGTAATTTCAATCTTAAATATTATAATAATCCTTTGTTAAAAGGTATTATTGTATATGAATCAATAGTAACTCATCAACTTTCACCTGAATCACAAGCAATTAACACTTATATTTCAGATTTTAACCAAACAAATAATTTTTTAATAAACGAATCTATTGTACAAAATGATATAAAAGAAAGAGAAAGGGAACAAATAATTATGACACAAAATCGTACAAAAAGAAAACGAGAAGAAGAAGATTTATCTGATAACAAAAGACAAAAAAGATTTAGCCCTCGGTTATTTTATGATGAACAAGAGTATTTAACTAGTATGCAATATCAGATAAATTGTTCAGATGAACATAGCATAGATCAAAAAAAATCATTGATAATCGATTTATTCGTACAAAGAATGTATTTATGTAAACATAATCAACAACAATTCAATAAAGTATCGGATACAATGACACATTGGTGTAATTTAGTAAACAAAATGTAATAAAATTGTACTTTACAGCAAAAAATATAAATATAACAGTTATATATACGTAGATCAGATACTACTGTACCCTTTGGTTTCGTATTTAGAAACTAACTAATAATTTTCTCAAATGAGATATCACTCATTACAGAGTTTAAAATATGGTATACAACATCTACTGTCATACTATTACCTATTTGTTTTTTCATTTGACTATCAGAAACAACTTGTATTAAATCATCCGGAAAACATTGAAGCCGTAGAAACTCTTTTACATTCGCATATCTTTTCATTGGGACACACCATAATGAACTACTTCGTGCTAGCACACATGGACTATATAAAGAAGAATTTGGGTACTGTGTATATTTTAGAAAATCTAAGTCAACAAAAACTTTGTTTTCAGAATTTTTGAGTTTATGTTTTCGATTTAGTATATATTCTTTAGTGTCTGTTTCATCAATTAAATCTATCGGTTTTTTAGTTAATTTAATTGATTTTGGCCACATAAAAGATCCAGAAAGTGTACCAACAATATACATCCTCTCTCTGTTTTGTGGAACATTAAAATTATTAGAATTTAAAATACCATATTTAATAAAATATCCTATTTTTTTTAGTTCATCTAAATATTTTGATATTATATTCCATGTTATACCTTTGTTATGACTTAAAATATTCTTAACATTTTCTAATATAAAAATTTTTGGTTTGTTTGTAGTTATTACCTGTATACAACTTTGAAATACATTACCTCTTTTATCGTCAAATCCTTTACGACTACCTGCGCATGAGAACGGTTGACATGGAAATCCACATACATACAAATCGACGTATGGAACGTCTTCTATATTTCTCTTTGTAATATCACCTTGAGGAAATTTTCCGTCTTCATCTCCAAAAATTATTTTAGGATTATAATTGGCTTTTATACTTTTTATACAGTTTTTGTCAATTTCACTTGAAAATATATGTTCATATTTGACACCTCTTTTGATCAATGCTTGTATAGGTGCTTCTATACCACTACAATCAGTACCTACTTTCATATTTTATTAAATACTTTTTCTATATAAGTATATTTAAATAATGTCAAATATTTAATTTGTTATTATACTAATTAGTATAATAACAAATCTGTTTATTTTTTAATATAACATCTACTTTTATTGCTATTTCCTTTTGTTGGGTCTGATATAGGAATTGTATTCAATTGTAATGTATCTGTTGTATCAATTCCTGTAGTATCAGTATGACATATCGCAAATTTTGGGGTTGCTGTACCCGTTCTAATACTAAACGTATTACACTTTTCACCTAAATTATCACATCGTTTTTTGCACATCTCTTGTATTTCACTTTCTTGCTTTGCCACAAATTCAGCATCATCTGAAAACGAGTTTCGCAAAGCATCAACCTGTTCTGTAGTAAGTGTAATAAATTTTTGTTCTTGGCCTTCAGGTTTACAAACTATTGGAACATCTGAGGGAAATAGCTCATAACCTTCAACTGAATCATCTCCCGTTGAGACAACTAACTGCGGTGGCGGTGGTAGAGGAGGTGCGGGGGGTGGAGAAGATACAACTACATTATCACCAGCACTATCAACATCTCCCGTTGAGACAACTAACTGTGGTGGCGGTGGTAGAGGAGGTGCGGGGGGTGGAGAAGGAACTGACGGAGGCGGTGGTAGAGGAGGTGCGGGGGGTGGAGAAGGAACTGACGGAGGCGGTGTTTCAGAAGATGAAATAGTTTTCATCACAGCATTTATAGCTGATAATTTAGCTATAGCTTTCAATTGAGGATGGA